AGGCATAGAAATACGCCTGCGCCAAGTGCTAGTCTTTCAATCATGACAAAGAAGCGTACCTCAAAGCCCAGCGTCAAAGTCGGCATCACCCACCAGCAATGGCAGATGTGCCTCTCCTACCTACGCTCGGCACTTGGAGCCGTCGTAGCCGTAGTCGCCACCCTCGACTACGAACCAATGGACCTAGCCAAAGCGTTCATCGCAGCCCTCATCCCGCCCGTCCTGCGCTGGATAAACCCGAACGACCAGGCCTTCGGACGTGGCTCGGAAGCGTAAATACACAGGCACCAGCGACGGAGCAGCCCCAGGCAAACGGGCTGGCACGGAGGAGTTCGTCAAACAGGTAGCCAAACTCACGGGCGGTGCCCTGTGGAACAACGGCACGTGGGTCGTACGCAACAAGCGCGGCAAAGAATCGCTGTCCGTCCATGCCACCGGCAGGGCAATGGACTTGTCCTACCGCAAGACTGGCTCCAAAGGTAAGCCAGATGGCAGAGAACGCGCACGGGAACTAATCAAACTTCTCGTAGCGAACAACGAAGAACTCGGCATTGAGATGATCCTCGACTACTTTCCAGTTCCGCATGGGCGTGGCTGGCGTTGCGACCGGCAAGCTTGGACCAAGTACACACGCCGCACGATCACCGGTGCCCCAGGCGGCGACTGGATACACATAGAAATCTCACCCAAAATGGCGGACTCACCACAGGCAGTGAAGGCTGCTTTTGCTAAGGTGAAACCGATTTGAAATGGACATGGCCACCGCAAGCATCATCGTTGCTACCATTACGGCGGTCGGTGGAATCATTGTCGCGGTAATCAACAAGTTCCGCAAAGAAAACCAGACCGACCACCAAGTCGTCATGGGCATTCTCCACGTCGTACGCAAATCCCAGCAGCGGGTAGAGGACAAAGTGGACCGAGTTGACGAACGGCTAGACAAGCACCTAGAGTTTCACCTCGACGGAGGAATGCTTGACAATGAGCGAACAATACACAAGAATGGAATTGAGGCAACTCGCGAAGTTTCTTCGTAAGGTATACCCAGGGGCGTCTGACCAAGACGAACTCTGGTTTCTGATAGAGAAAACAGAACAACTAATTAGCAAGGGGAAACATGCAACAGCAAGCCGCAGGCGCGGAGATAATTAGCGAGGCATTTAACCTCGTTACCGGTGATCGGCAAAACGATTACAACCACCCGCTAGACGATTACACCAGAACAGCAGATATCTTCCGGGCAATGACCGGCATCAAACTCACCGCCGAAGAGGCAGTGATGTTCATGATTGCCGTCAAGTTGTCACGGTTGAGCAATGAAATCAAAAAGGCGCTCGACGTACCGGACAACACGCGAGATGCCATTGGATACTTGGGTTGTCTCAACATGATAAGGAGGACTCGTCGTGGGATTCCTGACTGAAACAAAACAGCAGATACGTGCGGGCGGTCGGGGCCGCACGAAGATAGACGAAGTAAGAAAAAAGATGCCACCAAAAGATTTCCAGGAGTTTGAGCAAGCCGTACGTGACAGGGATATTCCTTGCCCTGCCATTTCTAGGGCGCTCAAGAAGCGTGGAATCGATTGTGCAGCAAACACCATTTGGCAGTACCGGGAGGAGATTCTCAATGACGATAAGTGACGAAGCAAGGGCCGAACAAGAGATAGCCGATCTAAAGCGTGCGTTGGAGAATGCCCAACGTGCAGCAGCAAGAGCAAAGAAAAAGACCGAAGACTTGGTTGAAGCTGTTTACCAGGGTGCACGCGCAGCAGCGTTAGTGCAACCTCGAATCAAGGTAAAGCCAGCGCCAAAGCGCATTAGACGGGGTAAGCCGGAGGTTGCAGTAGTGCACCTAACGGACTGGCAAGCAGGAAAGGTATCCGTGTCTTACAACTTGGAGGTGTTGCGCAAGCGCATTGACCAGATGGTGGACAAGGTTATGAGCCTTACCGACATTCAGCGTGCCCATCATCCAGTATCAGACTGCGTTCTTATCTTGGGTGGCGACATGGTTGAGGGACTTACGGTGTTCCCCGGACAACAGTATGAAGTTGAAGCCCATCTGTTTGAGCAGATGTTCACGGTTGCCAACATCATCGAGTCAACGGTGCACAGACTTTCTGGTTACTTCAAGAACGTGCATGTTGTCTGCGAGTACGGCAACCACGGGCGCATTGGACGCAAGGGTGACATGCCGGGTTCGGACAACGTGGATCGCATGGCATATCAGATTGCCTCCGAGCGTTGTTCGCACCTTAAGAACGTGACATGGCAGCAGTCTGCTGACTGGTACCAAGTTGCGACCATTGGCAACTACAGGATGCTGGTGGTGCATGGCGACGAGATTCCATCGTTTGGTGGTCAGACTCCGGCGTATTCAATTCTGCGCAAGTGCAACGCATGGGCCACGTTCATGGATTTCAACGACGCAATCATGGGTCACTTCCATACCCCGATCAACCTAACCATGGCTAATGGCGGGCGCATCTGGGTTACTGGAAGCCCAGAGTCGGACAACCAATACGCCAAGAGCTTCGTGGCTGCGGTTGGAAAACCTAGCCAAAGATTGATGTTTGTTGATCCGGACAAGGGCAGGGTAACCTGCGAGTATGTCTGCTGGCTCGATTAGTCCCTCTCCCTGGGCCCTTGTGGCGATTCATTGGATCGACGCATTCGATTCATCCAATGGCTGGATAAGCATTAGGGAATACAAAGCCAAGCCACAACACGTAGTTTCGGTTGGTTGGTTATGGCCTGACTTGCTCGAGGATTATGTATCGGTAACTTGTTCTTATTGCCCGGACGAAGATCCGGAGCCTGACACCATTGGCATGGTTACCCACATCCCTGTGGGCATGGTGCAAAAAATAGTAAACCTTGGTACACCCCTTTTCTAGGTTGTGAACATCGGCAACTACCGCTAAGGTGGAGTCCGACCCGAATACAAACAACGAGGAGGACAGATGCATTACCGCATACCCAAACGCGACCGAGCCAACTGGCTTGTTGATAGGTGGATTAATGAGCGAGGCGAAAAACGCATAGCCGCTTCGTCGTCCGCCGCAGTACACAACGAGCACCAATATGTCAGTGCCGCCGACTTGGCAGTTGAACTATTGGCAGATGCGCCACCGCAACCAAAGGAAACCAATTCGGCCATGGATCGGGGCATTCGTCTTGAACCACCTATCAGGCAATGGGCGTCCGACATCATCGGCAAGAAACTCCACGAACCATCGGAGCTGTACTGTTACGAAGAACCCGGGGTCAGGCTTATTGCCACCATCGACTCAATGACCGAGGACGGCAAGGTTTACGAACAAAAGACCATGAACAAGATCTGGCGGGGTCAACTCTCCGGACACTGGTATTGGCAAGGCGTACAACAAGCCATTTGTTGTGACGTAGACCAGATTACCTGGGTCATCTTTGACTCAACTCTCGAGCTAACGTTTTACACCCAGCGCGTAACCAGCGATGAGAAGCGTATGCACATCGAAAAGTGCCGACAATTCTTGGCCTTCATTGACATGGGCATAGTGCCCGACAATGTGGTGATGGAGTACGAACACGTAGCCAAGCGTTATCCCGAAGGCAAGGGTGGCGTAGACAATACGAAAGAACTGGGACCACAAGCTCTCGACGCACTGGAGCGCTACCTGCTCGCAAAGGAACAGGTCAGAGTGTGCGAGGTGGCCGAGTCACTGGCCAAGGCGGAGTTGTGCGACATGATGGGCGACTCTGAGTTTGGAACAGTACAAGACGAGCTTGTGTGCACGTGGAGAAACTCCAGTCGCACAACGTTTGACACCAAGAAGTTTGAGGCGGAGCATCCAGCTCTGGCCTCGAAATACAAGAAACAATCCAACTACCGCACTTTCCGTGTAACCAATAAGGAGAAATAATCATGAGATTTAATCTGGACAACTACGAGACAGTAGAGGCACGACTCGCCAAGTTCTGGGAGGACTGCCCCAACGGTCAGATCTTTACCTCGATTCACCACTACGACGACAACCGGGTGGTATTCAAGGCCGAGGTTTACAAGGACATCAGTGACCCACGCCCGGTGGCTACTGGCTTTGCCGAAGAAGTGCGTGACGCCAGCCCAGTGAACCGCACGTCTCACGTCGAGAACGCAGAAACGAGTTCAATCGGAAGGGCGTTGGCCAACTGGCGCTATGCATCCAAGACCCAGCCACGGCCTAGCCGTCAGGAGATGGAGAAGGTGCAGCGCATGACGGAGCAGCCAAAGCCGGAACGGCTGACCGCTGACTTTGTTACCAAGTTTCGTGAAGCCTGCGCCAAGAAGGGCGTAGACCCGCAAGATGTGGCAAAGCAGGCTGGGGTGGACATGAATGAACTGAAAGACAGTGATGCGCCAAAGCTGCGTGACGCATTCAAGTCGCTGTCTACGGCTCCGGCAGAAGCGCAGGAGCAGGCCAAAAAACAGGTGGCCTCGTTCATGGAGCAGATGATTCAGGATGCGTTCCCCAGTTCCCAAGAGGTCAAGGTTGAAATCTCCGACCCTGATGCACCATCAACCAAGTCGCAAGTTGGCAGGATACGTGCACAACTACAGGGCAAGGGATGTATGTCTTATACGGACAAGCTCGAGAAGGTGCAGGATTTACTCAACATGCCAGACCTCAAAAAGATTGAACACCTAACCAAGGGCCAGGCATCACGACTCATTGACCTCATCGAGGAAATGAAGTGACCGATGAACGCAAAGGGGAATGTCAAGGCAACAGGGACAAATGTTCCCTGGACAACTGCCCGCTGTTTGGCACTCTGGGACGACCCGACCGTCGTGGCGTACGCCGAATTAGAGGGTGTGCCGATCCTGCCGCTCGCGGTCGTAGAAATCGGACTAAAGGGGATGCGAAGGCGCGTCGTGCCCGTAAAAAGTTGGGGTTGGGCGGTCACCTTACACGTCACGAGGAGAACTGGGGTGGTGCTTTTCGTACCGAGATCAAAGCAGGCGCGCAAGTCGGTCCGATTGCTACCCGTTTCTACGCCGCTAAAGCCCAGTCTGATGCGGCGAAGGCGTTGGGCGACATTCGACCGTTCGTCATGGTAGCCATGCCGGATGGGACGACGGATGGGATAGTGTTGATGTCACTGTCCGAGTTCAGTGAACTTGCCTCTTTGCTTACGAACCCCTAATCGAAAGGATCGGCCATGGAATGGTTGCTAAGAATCTTTGCCCTTGTCTCTGCCACCTTCGCACTGTTTGTGCTTGGTGGCCAAGAGGCCAAGACCCCTACTCCCCCTACCCCCCGCCCCATAACTACGCTCATATCGCTTCCTATCGCGTCTCAGGCCATGCCTGAGCCGGCGGCTACCCCCACCACGACTGCCATAGCCCATATTCCGCCCACGGCTCGGTGTGGTCAATGGTGGGGGTTGGCTGCCCGGGCCGGCTGGCAACCGGAGCACATGGAGACTCTCGACTACGTGATGTGGCGTGAGTCCAGGTGTGACCCAGCCCAGCACAACAAGACCCTGAACAGGGACAAGTCAACGGACATTGGCCTGACCCAGGTAAACGATAGGTCTTGGTGTATGCCGACCAGGTGGTATCCGGGTGGATACTTGCAAACCATTGGCATATTGCGTAATGTTGGATGTGAAGAGTTGTTCGATCCTTTCAACAACCTCGCAGCAGCAAAGGCAATCTATGACTATTCAAAGGAAACAAACGGCAACGGTTGGCAACCATGGGGGGTATGACTACATGCAGCTGTTAAGCGATTTTGCTTTGGTGATGCAGGACTTTAAGTGGATGGACGAGGCAGCTTGTCGCAACGTTGATGGCGTCAATTTTTTCCCTGACGTGTCGTACGATACTGAGTCCAAGCTGGCCCTGAAGTTGTGTAAAGAGTGTCCGGTCAAAGAGGATTGCCTAGAGTTTGCCATTGTCAACGAGATTGATTACGGTATTTGGGGTGGCGCTACACCCAAACAACGCAAATCCTTGCGCCGACATTTCGATAGAGATAGCCTGTAATCATGAGCGAAAACGAAATGATTACATACCAGGCATGGATTAATGATCTGCAACGTGACCTCGACCAGCTAAGGGAGGACAAGCGTGAACTATTGCGCAAGGTCTCTGATCTGGAGAGTCTCGTGGCGGAATACGGCAACAAGATAAATAACCTCATCCAAAGAAGGGGAGACGAATAATGTCAGCAACATGGTACAAACTCAAGTCAGGTTCTTGGGGCGTGAAGATACGCCACGAGGGCACGATCGGTGACCAGGTGGAAGTAACCAACAAGAGCGGAGAAACGAAAGAGGTGTGGCTCGTCAAGCGAGCAGCCAAGTTCGACGACGCACAGTTGTGGGAAGTCAGCGAAGAGGAACCGGAGCAGTCTGCACCGACCTTGGATGAAGAACCCTTCTGATTACAGCTGCGATCACTGCGGCACCATAGAAAAAGCATTGGCCAAATGGCCCAAGGAAATAGAAAGTAGTTGCCCTTGCCGGTGTCACCTATACCGGCAGGGCAAACTCAATGCATCGGAGGACAGATGGCAGAGGAAAAACCCGAAACAAAAAAAGCGAAGTGCCTGAAGTGCGGTACGACCGTGACTGCAGAACCACGACGCATTGCTGGATGCAACTGCGACCCTGATGCACCAACGTGGGTTTACATTGAGAACAATATGGTCAAGGGTTTTTCGCAAGCAAGATGGGATGTCGTATGAAGGGCACACGTTACACATGCCCCAAGTGCGGATCGTCCATAGTCCTGCATGTCAAGCCTTCCGATTTACCAATATGCAAAAACCCTAAGTCCCATGGTTCAAATCCACAAAAGATGGAGAGTAGATGAAGATGTCCATTCACCTCGACCCAGACGAATGGCTCGAATACGGTTATCGCAACGGCTACTGTTCGCCACCCGTTTGTTACACGCACGATGGTTTACCCACCTCCATATTCGAGGACTCCGAGCTCGAGGGTGGTGATCCCTGCCTGCACTTAGTACGCTTGTACGAGGACGAAGAACACGAACGAGCAGTCGAGGCGAACCATTCACCGTCCGTATGGCGCGCATCGAACCTAGGATGGAGCAAATGACCCAACACCCGGAGTTTGACAAAGTTCCCTGCAATAACCCATACATCACCGACGAGGACTATGCACTCGTGCTAAACATCTGGCGCAAAGAGATGGGACTCAAGCCGCTGGTTTAGCAACCGTGCGTAGTGCTATCACTCCATGTCATATGCGTGCGTAGTGCTAGCACTGCGAGACAGGGTGTGTGCGTTCGTCGAAATCAAGTTTCGGCAAGTCCCGCTAGTGGTACTTGCTTCGCCCGGCGCGTAGTTCCGCCCGCTTCGTCGGCGCTCCCGCCTCGTCGAGTTCGTTAGCGCTCGAGCGCGTTTCCCACGAGCACCCGGGAGCGTCGAGCCACGAGCACCCGGGAGAGTTGCGCCTCGAACGCCCGGGAAACTCGAGCCGGGAGTCCTTCGACCCGGAGCCCGGGGAGCCGGGGGAGCCGGGGGACGAGCTCCGAGGCGGCTCCGAGGCGGCTCCGAGGCGGCTCCGGGGTATCCACCACCCCACGCCGAGCGCCCGCTATGGTGGAAGGCAACCCGAATACACACAACGAAGGAGCTAGACACCATGAACCCACGCATACCCGACGACCCCGACGACTTGCGGCGCATAGCCGACGAGTTGCTCGCGACGGCAATACCCGACGACCTACCCGCCACGAACTCGGTGTGTGATGTGGTCGAGCTCATCGCCCGGGGCTTGCTCGAGAACGCAATCGAGAACGCCGACGACCCGGACACGGTAGCCCCGGTA